CACCAGAAACATTTGCGCAGATACAAGAGAACGCTATGGGCCAACTTCTAACAGAAGCCGTAAGTGTTGGTTCTTTAAAATCTACATCTAAACTTTCAGATATATTTAAGCCTAATAATCTTAAAACTGCTTTAAAATCTTATGGAGATGAAACTCTTGAAGCTATGTTTGGCAAAGAACAGTTACTTGCATTTAAAGCTTTACAACAATCATTAGATTTACAAGTTGGAGCAGCGCAAGGATTAACAGCTGGTGGAATTGTTGCTGGTGCTATTGGAGCGCAAGCTCTTAACATTTCTTTGATGCCAACTATTTTAGGATTAAAAGTATTTAGTAATGTATTTGCAAATCCTAGAATTGTTAAAATGATGGCAAATACTGATACAAGCTCAACTATGATGGTCATAGATGCTTTTGAAAAAGCGCTTAGGCTAACAGCAGCTCAAAGTCTTCAGGAAAGTGGGAACGTTGCAAAAACTTCTTTAGATCAAGAATTAAGAAAACAAATAGAATCACCAGAAAATCAAGCGACAGCAGAAGAATTAAGAGGACAGGTAGAGCAGGTAACAAAACCTCTTTCAAATGCTATACCAGATTTACCAGACATTATGCCTACAAATCCACTTGGTCAAAATACTCAGGCTCCTATAAGCAGAAGTTTGTTAGGTGGATCTTCTCTTAACGAGGATATAGCTGAAAGCTTAGGCAGACTAGCTTAGTCATCAAAAAACTCAGGATCAATCGCCACAATACGTTTAGTTGGTCTGCCTGTAGTTTTAGTCTTAACATCTTTCTCTTGGATTTCTCCAGAGTTTTTAAGTCTTTCTATAATCTCTTTGACTTCGTATGACTTCATACTTCTAAAGATTTCACGTCTATCTATATCACGCTTACTTATACCTATCTCACCTTGCGATCTAATAAAGCTAAGCACCTGTTTAATCTTACCTTCTGTTTCTGAGCCAGCTACCTTGTCTTCACAATTATCTACAAGCAGTTGGTCATAGTAGTAAACATAATCAATAGCCCACTTGGTCATGTCGCTTCTGATAACTCTTGTCTTTGGATTGTCAGCCAATGCACATATCAAAGCTAAACGCATGGCCTTTTCTCTAGTTCTTGATAGCAATACTTCTAAGCCATCTTTCTCTAAAGCGTCTTGTTCTTCTATAAGTTTGTATGCAAGCTTGGTTAGTAACTCTTTACTCTCATCATCAAAGACCAAGATACGTTGCTTGAAGTCCATCTCTGAGTTGTTCTTGGCAAGCTCTTCCATTTCATTCTTAGTTTCTCGCATCTTCCTAACCCATTCACATATCTCATAAGATGGTTCTATAAACGGCACCATTCTGCCTACAACTCTAGGTAGCTTAGACTCAACCACAATAAACCTATTTAAAAAGCCGTCTACAATTCTACCTGTAGATAAAGCGCCGTAAAAATTCTTAGGCACACTCATACCCATAAGTGTTATAGCTGGCTTGATGGTAGATCTATCCATAGCCTCTTCTTGTTGTTTGCTAGACATATTCATAAGCGAATAGTTATCAGGTCTAATAGTGCCATGACAACGACCCCAAGACTCCATGAGAACCTGTAGGGCGTCTTCTTTGTTAGAGTTGGATGACTTGGCTATACTCTCTAATCTTTTACCAAACTCGTCCATTACAGTAATATGAGTTGGTCTATGGCGTAGCAGACTATAAACAGCGCCACTTGATGTATAACCATCTCCAGCCATAAGGTCCACATGACCAGAAGCATCTAAGATAGATTCAATAACAGTCTTGGTATTCTCTTTGCCCTGACCTGACTTGGCGATACACATAAAATACAAAGACGAGTAGTTGTTCATGTCTGATTTATACATACGACCTGCTGCAACTGAAGCCAAACCTAAAGCTGATTGCAAGCTAAGTGCTGGCTGTGAAATCTGCGCTATGCTTTCAGAGTATTCGTAGATGTCTTTAAGTATGCCTGGTGGTGAGTAGAGGTTCTCTGGCTCTTTGATAACTCTGTTCTTGGACATGTAGGTAGGAGCCGCTTGGTTCTTACGCTCATGGGTTTTCATTATAGAATTTACAGTAGTCGCTATCTCCGTATCAGATAAAGGTGGTTTGTTTGTTCTGTTCCATGACTGTAAAAAGAATTGTGCAAAGTCTACATTCAAGCCTTTGGCTATCAGATATCCTGCTAATCTTGCTGCTGTATCATTACGACTACCTTCTGCTGCTGCCTCTAAAGATAATGGTGTAGCAATGGGTTTGCCATTGATCTTGTCTGCACCTGTTACCTTGACCCAATCCTCACGGCTAAAGTCTGGTAAATCTCCTGTGTCATACAACTCCCAACCTGGTATGACCTGTGGTTCATAAATAGCGCCAGTAGCATGAATATTATAGGGGGCAATAATCAGACCACCGACGCCTCTTATATCAATGAGCTTCGCAGGATCAAAATCCGCAGTTCTCCTTGCAACATAAGTCGTGAAATTTTCTGGGTTATTGTAGTAGTAGTGCATACCCTTACCAGTAGCTACCTTTAATGGGGTGACTGGTAAATTATTGGCAGCCCATATAACTGCCTCTGGTGTATCTGCATCTATAACTAAGAACTTTCCAGTTACTAAGGCTACGACTAAATCATCACGGCCTTTGAACCATCTTGTTATATCTTCTGTTGTTGGCTGTTCGCTCTTATACTTTTCCCAACTGCCTAGTCCTTTTGGTGGGACCTTATTATGGCGTTGTAACGGAACTACGCTAAATCCTGACTCCGCATAAGCAAGCGCTAAGTCCAACGCAGAATCTTCTGCTGTTGCTTTGACGTTGAACACTTCTACTATTCTTCAAATGTAGTTTCAAGTGATCCATAGATAGATTCAAAGTCTAGCTTGCCGTCTGCTGCCTTGATTATCTTCTTCGCCTGTTTGATGGATGGTTGCCTTTGGCCATACCTCCAGGACTTTGCCGTTGCTTCAGAACATTCAAATAACTTTGCTGCTCCAGCGTTGCCTATATAGGCAATATAATCTCTTAAAGATATACGATTCACTTCTCTCTCCTTGTATTCTGGCTCTAGTTTGTTAGCATATAAGACGTCTAAATCTTTGTTACATAACTGTTGAAGCCTGTATAAATAATTCACTTTCCATTGGTTTTTATCTACTTTGCTCATGGTTGCTTTTTGTAATAAATTTATTTTAAACAATGAGTATACAGATAGATTTTTACTCTGTATACTAATATTTTATCTTTTGGAGGATATGTATGAGCGATATTATAAGTCGTATAAAAAGCCCGAGTGAGCTAGTCGAATCACAAGGGGCCAAGCTATTGGTTTACGGAATCTCAGGTGGTGGTAAAACAACTCTGTGTCAAACTGTGCCAGGCAAGACTCTTGTTATAAGTATGGAAGCTGGTCTTCTATCTATTAAAGATGCTAAGAACGTGACTGCTATTGAAGTCAAAGAGGCAGCTGAAATAGAAGAGATAGCTCAGCTATTAGAAAGTGGCAAGTTAGACTATGATACTGTTTGTTTAGACAGCGTGACAGAAATGTCAGAGATTGTTTTAGCAAATGAGTTCAAAAAGAATAAGGACCCAAGAAAAGCTTATGGCGAGGTTATTCAGATAATGACCAAGACCATGCGTAGATTTAGGGACCTACCTATTCATGTAGTATTTATTGCTAAACAGCAAGAAGTACGAGATGAAGCAACTGGTATGTTGCACTATCAACCAATGATGGTTGGAGCAAAACTACCAACTCAAATACCTTACTTCTTTGATGAAGTCTTATGTCTTAGAACATTTGATGTTGAAGATGATAAAGGTAAGAAGACAACGGAACGTTGGTTGCAAACAACTCTTGGCTCTAATTATATAGCTAAGGATAGGAGTGGTAAGTTGGAGCCTCTTGAGAAGCCAGACTTATCATTAATTATTAACAAGTTAGGATTTAAAGGAGAAGCATAATGTCTGACTTTGATGGAATGGATTTCGCTAATATGGAATCAGAAATGGAGGCTTCACAGCCTTATATACCGAAAGGTGATTATAATTGTATTATTTATACATGTGAGAAATACACATCTGCTGCTGGCAATGAAAGCATTAAGCTTGAATGTAAAGTTCACAATGAGCCTAAGTACAATGGCTGGGTCCTAAGAAAGTATTTTTCTTTGTGGCACCCTAAAGAAGAAGTTAGAGGCTATGCACAGTCTGACTTTAAACGACTTCTTACTGCTCTTGGTATGACTAATGCACCAGATGATGCAACGGACCTACAAGGTAAAACTTTACTGGTTACTGTTTCAGAGAAAGATAATAGCGATAATCCTAACGAAGATTATCGTGAAACTTCTAATGAGATAGTTGCATTTAGAACGCCGAAGGATGATGGTTTTACTCCGCCTACACAGGCTGATGTACCACCAAGTATGGCTGCTGCGGAGACAGGCAAACCTTCGATATAAAACAATAGGCTTGCTAGGGGCCTCTAGGGTAAATGTATAACTCCGTATAATACAATCCATAACCCCACCTAGCATCTACTTATGAAACCACAATCAGCAAAACAAAAAGGTCGCAAACTTCAGCAATGGGTTAGAGATAAACTTATAGAACTCTTGGACATACATCCAGAGAATGTAAGATCAACCTCAATGGGAGCTGGTGGCGAAGATGTGATTATGAGTAAAGAGGCAAGAGATGCTTTTCCTTATTCTATAGAATGTAAATGCCAGGAAGCTTTAAATATCTGGAAGGCTTATGACCAGGCATCTGCTAACTGCGGCGAGCATGAGCCATTAGTTATTATTAAACGAAATAGATCTAAAACTTTAGCTGTAGTAGAAGCTGAATACTTTATTAATCTGCACAAAGACTAAACCCTTTTCCATTCATCATCAGGCATTGGTGTGTCTTTATCTTCTATCTCAATTAGCATATTCAAATACCACTGAGCTTTTTTAAGTCCGATTAGCTTATCCTTCTTTTCATAGCGCCAGATGTATTTGAGTATATTACCCTTACAATAACCAGCAAAAGCTTCAGGTGTCATACTGGACTCTATTGCATCAATGCACTCTACAGCGCCATCTTTATAATGATTTGGATTTACTGGATCATTCATTGTTTAGTTCCTCTGCATGTAAATTAATTAACTGCTTACAAATTTCACCCGTTGTAACTCTTCTGCCTGCCTGCTCAGAATAATAATTTCTTAATGCAGTTAGGTTTTGGCTTGTAATTGGGTCTATTCTAAACTGCACACCTTGGGTATTTTGTTTTTCTTTATTAAATTGTAGTTTCATTTGTTTCTCCTTGATAATTTATTTGCGGTTCTTTGCAAAGACCACTCTAACAATCTGTCTATTAGTTTACTTATACGCTCTAGCATTAATCTTCCAGGTCTAAGGTAACAATGCTACCTGAGTTATAGATACTGGTCTGCCCATCATCTAAATACTTATTATAAGCATCTAAGAATACTTGCATACGATCCCAAGCCTTATCCATCTGTTCATCTGTAATAACAAATATCTTACTGGCATAAGGTGGTAACTTTTCTTGCGCAACAAAGGCAAATTCTTTGACAACATAGCCAGCTTTCTGCATACCTCGACGATACCAAGCTGCTTGCATGTCATAGCCCCAATGCTTCACAGAGTCTGCAAACTGTTTAGGATCGCATGACTTGGTGGTCTTGTAGTCAACAACATAGATTTCTCCAGGTGTTGATAAGCCTTTGAATGGCGGACATATAAGGTCTGGCCTACATTTACATAAGACTTTATCTTCATACCAAAAGAAACTGGCTTCTGGGAGTTTGCCGTCTGCTTGTAGATACATGTCAGCTTCATCAATGATGTTGGCCTTCATACCTCTGATATGATTGTCTTCTGCATCTTTAATCACGCAATCATAACGCTCTAGCATGTCAGCTTTGTTCTCTTTATAGGCTTTGGTGTAAGGCGATCCCATCAATACAGCTACCTCATTCATATATACTTCTTCGCCTTCTACTAACATATAGTGAGCAGCAGTCCCAAAGTTCATAGCATCTGTAGTCTTTTGCACTTCATTAACTGCATGGAGTTGCGAATGACCAAACTTACGTAAAGTGCTACTGCTGATACCCACCTCAGAGTGATATATCTCGTTGGGGATATCAGCGTAGACAAGAGCTTCCCCTCTTGTTTCTGATTTGTATTCTTCTAATTCTGGTATATTCATAATTGCTCCTTAAAATGGTATTTCATCATCCCAACGATGGTGAATAGAGTCAGGTCCATCGTCTTCGTATTTAATTTTTATATCTTCGTACACATACTTATGTGTTAAAGGTATTGGCCAGTAGCCAAGATGATCGTGTAGGTCTTGGAGGTTTTCCTGGACTGATTTGTTTTTATTATACATAGGTGTATAGCCGTCTGTATTCTTTTGCATAGCTCTGAGTATTTCATCTTGAAATTGTGGCATCTTTTGTATTGGTCCCATCAGATCAAACTTAGTTGCATCATAAGGTAAGAACTTAAGACTGTAGACACCACCTGGTGTTACAGCCTTAAAAACGTAGAACCTTATAGCATTACTCATTGTCTACAACAACCTCATTTACATACCTGTAGGCACTCTCAAATAAGGCTGGATTATGTTCCCTAACAAAATTTACAAAAGCCTGCAATCTTTTAAATGCCATAAGATCATTATTAAATTCATACGAATACTTTGGCTCAGGCTTGGTATTTACAAGCGAGTTTATGTAATTTTCATTCATGGTGCCTATCATTGACATAGCCGCATCTATTACTTCATTCTTATTTTTCATTTACTTCTCCAAAAGTTAATATTAGATATTACATTATATCGTTTGACATGTAAACATATATCATTATACTAAAGGTATATTTATTTTATGGAGAGAAATATGGACAAGAGTACAGAGAAAGATATAGATCATAACAACGACCTGGCATCTAAATTAGCGGCTGAGACTTTACAAACTTACGCCCAAGATTGTGTTGTTGATAAAAAATCTAAGGAAATGAACCCAATACTGGGTGCTTACTTGTTGGTAAATAACTTAGCTATTGGAATTTTGCTTGAAGCTGGTAGTTACGACAAGGAAGTTTTGGCTATTTTAAAAGATGCTATAGATGATGCTGAGTATAAGATCAACAAATCAAGGAAGGCATCATAATGAGCAAGTTAAAAGATTTATTA